TCACAGCTGCACTTCCAAAGTGTCACCCTCAATGGAAATAGGTGCACCTGCAGTTACAGGCAGGAGTGACACTGCCAGCCGCGTTCCCGTCGGATAAGGAGGCAGCAGCAGCTCGCGGCCGAGGACGGTGATGTGGCCAGCGACGGGAACCTGCTGGCTGGGCCCATCGTTCACTGAGACGCGGACATCGGCGCCATGGGCAGCTTCCAGCTCCCAGGCCAGGCGGGTTCCGCCATCCGGCAGTGGTGCGGCCGACAGGTTGAAGGCCCTGGCCACACGTCGTTCGCCGCTGGCCATCTCGGGTACCACACCCATGCCCCACTCCAGCGGGTAGTACTGCTCATATTCGTCTCGGACCGTCATGCGCACGCGCCTGGAGCTGCTTGGCTCCATGCTGATGATGCGCACGCGCTTGCCGGGCGTCTGCTGCGGGCCGCCGAGGAACGTCCAATCCTCTGGGACGGTATCTTCTAAATCAGCGCTGGCCTGCGCATTGGGGGTGGCTGCATCCAGCCAGCCTGGCGCCGCCGAGGCGGGCCAGTTGCCCACCAGGGTCAGCCGGCGTGTGCGGCCGACAGGCTTTGCACAGCGCACACTGAAAGGGTCACCGCCTGGCGGCGTGACCATCAGATAGAAGTCGTTGCCGTCTTGCAGCTCCACCTCGGCGGACAGGTCCACCCAAGCCACTCGGGCGCCAGTCAGGCCCAGGCCAATAAGTCGACCGCTGAAGGCCCAGCGGGTCAGGTCGTGGGCGAGCTGGATGATGTCACCCGTGGCCACGGTCAGCCCCATGATGGAACTCTCCCAGGTGATCGTGCGGCGGTGGTAGTACTTTGAGGCGGCCAGCAGGTTGACCAGGCGCTGGGCCTGGGCCTTGGGCATGCTGTATGTGGCCTGGCTGACCTGCTGATTGACGGGCAGCGTGACGCCTGGCACCTTGGCATAGACCGTGTCTGCCTCAAAGTCGTTGTCTGACTGACTGTATGAGAGCCCAAACTCGTCGACCGTGTCGTCGGTGATATAGGCGATTTTGAACGTGCCCGCGATGATGTTGCTCGCGCCGAAGGCCGCAACCCAGGGCTGGCCATCTCGCTCCCACCAGACCGACAGCTTGCCAGGCGCCCAGGTTTTCCGGGCCCGGCCTGCTGCGGCGATGTCATCGAGTACGGTGCCAGCGCTGCGTGCGCCGCTGAGCAGCATGCGGCAGGTCAGTTGGGCTGCCGCGCAGTACTGTCCCCAGGCCACCAACGTGCCGTAGTCTATCCGGGCATTGGGCAGGCCTGCACCGAAGAGCCGCTCGCCATTGCTGGCTGATGGTTCATCCAGCCATCCGGCTTGGCCCAGGTGAGCCGGCGCGGCCGTGGGGTTGAGGAAGCCACCGCGCGAGAAATACAGGAACAGCCAGGCTGGATTCGTGCTGTACGTCCACTGCCAAGCACCCGCGCCGACTGCCGGCATGGAGCCATCCCAGGGAGCCGATGAATTCCAGACCCAGCATTTATGGCGAACCAGCGTGGAATAACGGTCGATTCGGCCGTTGAGCTGGCCGGTCGCCTTAATCATCATCCCCCGGCGTAATTGGGCCGGGTAAAGCGCGTCGTTGTCGCGGAATATCTTGAGGCGCGTCCATTCGATCTCAGCCACGTTGCTGGCATCGGTGAAATCTGGTGTGGTGCGTCGCACGCGGAACTTGGCCGCCGCCTGAGGCAGCATGGCCGAAAACGTTTGACGCAGGGGCCTGGTGCTGCCGTTGCTGAGCGTCATCGGAGAGAAAGGCATAGGCTGCCAGACGCTAGATCCAGGCAACTGGTACTCGGCCGCAACCTGACAGGTCAGGTTCTCGAAGCCGCCGCCCGCCTGGCGCAGCAGCCGCCCGGAAATGTCAATCTGGACAAACCTTCCTGCCTGAGAGCCCTGGCGCTCAATCCAGCCGCCGTTTTCGACATTGGAGTTCTGCTCCAGAGCACCGCCATCGACAGTCTGCACATTGCCAGGGTAAACATCGGAGGGCCAGCCGGCGCTGGTATAGCCACGCAGGACTGTGCGATCTGCCTGGCCAGGCGGCACCTGGCTGCTGTGCAGCTCGATGGAATTGAACTGGCTGACTGCGTTGGCTCCAATGCGCTCGTCGGTGGCTGTCAGGTCGCCGAATCCGAGGTTGAACACACTGGTCACGCGCTCGGTGTTGTAAATGATGGTGTAGCCGTAGCGCACCAGGACGGGCAGCGGCGTGCCCAAAGGATTCCAGGCCATATCAGTCTCCTCCACCACTTTCTGGTGGGGTGATCTGCACCAGGTAGTCCTCATAGGTAGTCACCGAGTCGAACAACCCTTGGTGGCTAACTACAAAGGTATGCGGCTGGGTGACCGTTCCGCCGCTGCTGCTGGTATAGGTGCGGCTGGCCTGGTCTCCGTAGTACTCAATCGTTCCGCTTTCCCAAACATCTGTACGAATGAGCACCCATGGGGCAATGACTGCTGTGCCCTCGAAGCCGAATGGCGGATGGGTACGCGTTTCATAGACCGGGGTGTTGTTGATCACCTCGGTGGCCGTGCTGGGGTCCGGGACGAATTCGCCAAAGGGACGGCCAGCGTAGTCTGGGAATACACGGTGTTCACCCAGTACCAGTTGCAGCGGTTCATAGTTGCGGGCCGAGTTGGAGCCGCCCTCAATGCTGTATGCCGTGGGTGCGTCATCGCCCTTGGCAGAGGTGGCGCTTCGGGCGGACAAGCTGCCGGCCAAGGCGGAAATCGCAAAGGCGATCACGGCATTGGCAGCAAATGCGGCCACAGTGCCCAGGGCGAAGGCGGCAGTCCATCCGATCTCGCCATACATGACCAGCTTGGCTGCGACCGTGCTGCCCTCGACGATGCCCTTGGCTACTTGGTGAATGACGATCAGATCAGACACACTCACGGGTGTGGCAGCCCAATCCTCGGCCGCCACTGGCCGCCCATTCGACATGATGGCCAGGGGCGTGTCGGCCAAGCCCAGACGCTCGACTATGTCATGCAGCGTTTCGCTACCGGCCAGGGCCACCGGTAACACCTTGCGGTCACTGGCTGGTCGAAGGGGGTTTGGGCACCAGATGACGGAGAGCGTGGGCATCAGAGCCATTGATAGAAGCCCTCCACACGGTAGCAGCGGGGCAGCCGAGCCAGGGGTTGGCGCATGCTCGACCCGAAAAGTGCATCGCTGTGCAGCACATAGGGCACGCCCTGAATCAGGCAATACAGCCCAATGTGAGCCTGACGGCCTCGCGCCATCATTAGCACGCCGCACCCATCGACTGGCTCCTCGATCCGCGCGGCGAAGTCAGCCTGGTGGCCAGTGATCAAGGTCGACCGGTGAGCCAGGTCGTCTGCCTGACGCCTTGGGAAGTGGATGTCGGTGCGGCCGAACTGCTCATGCAGGGCACGTTCGACGAGTTGGGCGCAGTCCAGCACCTCGTGCGGGATGTCTATATAAGAGTCAGACCAGTGCATCAGAAAAGCCCCGGAGCGGTTTCCGGCCGATAGGTGTATGCCACGGCCGCTTTGTTAAGGATGTCGTCATAGCCGAGCTGTCCGGTCACGGCCTTGGTGGTGACTTCGACGTTTCGTAGATCCAGCGTCAGCTCGTCTTCGATGAAATCGGGGGAGCTACGCATGATCTGCAGAGCCGTGATGACGGCACCACGGCCACCGTGGGTGCGCTCGAAGAAGACGCCCACACCGCCAGACACGTTGCCGATGCTCAGTGCCGCTGCCGGCGTGCGGCCCTCCTGGTCGTCTGGCCAGGTGAACTCGAAAGTCGTGGCCACGTATAGATGAGTGCGAGAGACCACGTCCTGGTTGTCATTGACGAATCGCATGGGCTCGGGCAGCAGCGCATGGGCCAGCTCCAGCAGCACCAGGGGGCGCTCGGCCGGGGCCAGTTGCTGGGCTGCGCGGCGATATCGGGAAGACTTGCGCGTGCTCATGCCCAGTACTCCAGGGTGAAAGAGACCATGAACTCATCCAGGCGGTCGGTGATCGCCTTGTAATCAACCGAGCCACCCACGATCCGGGCCCGGCGCAGCGTGGCGCCGCTGGGGTCTTCGACATCTGGCCAGGCGAAGAACCGGGCGCCCTGGGCCAGGTCGGTCTTGCGCCAGATCTCGAACTGCTGCTTGCGCGCCAGGCTATCTAGGCGGTAGGTCAGCGGCAGCTCATAGCGGGCCAGAGACTGCACAGGAGCCTGCTCGATAAAGCCGTCCTCCATCTCTGTGCGCTCAACACCACCCACGGGGCGCAGGGTGTAATCCGTCTCGAAGACGAGCTGGGCGTAATCGGGGAAACGGGTGTATGCCATCAGTTGCGCCTCCCTGCCGCGTTGATTGCGCTTGAGGCTTTCCCGCCATTGCTTGCATCTGCGATCATGATTTCGACGACCAGGCGGCCCAATTCCTGTTTGGTAATCGGCTGGCCGACCTGCTGTTTGGGAGTGCCCTGGTTGTTGAAGCGGACCTCCACCGGCTGATTCTGGCCAGGCAAGGCGCCACCGGCAGACGACACAGAGCCGCCCGTGGCAAAGCTCACGCGCTGGCTAGCCGATACCAGGCCGCCCAAGGCGAAGCGAGGCTTTGGCAGCCGCAGGGTGCGCACTGCCTCCATGAACGGCAGACCGTAGTGATTGACCGCCTTTTCTGGCTGGATGAACTCGTTATTGCTCACAGCAATGGGGCGCGTGCCGTCGACCAGAGCGGCAATGCTGTCGCTGGTGCCAGTGCCTGGGCCCACGATGCGCCCCCCGCCCGTAGAGGGAGATCCGCCCTCGGCGAAACCGAAAACCTTGCCGATGCTCCCAAAAATACCGCCGATGACAGTACCGCCGCCACTCACTTCAGGCGTAAACAGGTTGGTTAACAACCGCTTGATGTCGCTGCGCAGGATGTCACCGGCAATCTGGCGCAGGGTCGCACTGGCGACCTCGCTGAGACTCTTGAAGTTCGTCACAGCCTGGCCCGTCGCATCTGCCACGCCATCGATGACGGTGTTGCGCAAGCGTGTGCCGAGGTTGACGATCACAGGCGTGGCACTTGCCACCTCATTCTTGAGCTGACCGATGCTGGTGCTCATGTTGTCGATGGCGACCTGTGCTTCAAGTGGCAGGCTATTGCGAACCCGCTCCAACTCCTGGACGATGGATTGCAGCACAGGCACCTGGGCCGCGCGGGCCTGCCTGATGCGGGCCTCGGCCTCGATCTGGCTGATCGTTCCCTGGGCGGCCTGCGTCTGCACGGCCTGCTCGATGACACCGAGCTGGCTCTGAAGGCGCTGCGCCTCGGCCAGCTTGTTGTTGAACTCGGCTTGGGCTGCTCCCGCATCGATCAGAAGCTGGATCTGTTGACGGGACTTCTCTGCCTTTGCAGGGTCTTCTTGGCGTCCAGCGGCGCGCAAGTCCTCCGCATACTGCTGCTCCAGCTGCTTGCGAATGGCTTCCCTGTCAAACTGGCCTGTCAGTGCGGCCGTATCCACGCGCAGGCGCACGACGATGTTGGCCAGCTTCAGCTCTTCAGCGCGCCGCCATTTGCCCAGCTCACGCGTCGCGTCTTCCTTAGACTGGTCCAGCACCTTGAGTGAGGCGCGCAGCTCGACCGCTCGGGTCCTGGTCGTACCCTTGGCATTCAGCTCCCGCTCCAAGGCCTCGCGCTGAGCGTCGATATCCTCATTGATGCCAGCCAGGCGCTTCTTGTAGGCCTCGTCGATGCTGACACGGCCTTCTTCCAACTGGTTGACCAGGAAGGCATCGCTGCTCTTGATTGATGCTTGCAGAGCGCGCAGATTTGAGCGGATCTGCTGGATGGCCTCTTGCTCTGGGGTGTTGCCCTTGGGAGTGCGCGGATTTTTCTTGGCTTTCTCGTCGGCCTGCTTGACCAGCTCGTCCAGCTCGGCCTGAGTGATATCGCCAGCATCGCGCCATCCTTGCCATTTCTTCTTGTTTTCGGCCAGGCGCTTTTCTTCGGTTTCAGTGGCCTTCATGGCCGCCGCATATTCCTCCTGGACGGCTTTTTTACGGCGGTCTTTGCGATTTGCTGCAGCTTCATCGTCTGCCTTCTTCTCCTCGGCATCTCGATCTTTGTAGAGCTGGCTCAGCTTTGCCGTCTCATCAATCAGGCGTTGAGGCATCTGCTGATTACCTGCCAGATTGGTGCCGCGCCGGGTCAGATCGGCTGCCATCTGCGTGACAAGCTTCTCCTGATCGTTGATCTGGTCCTGAAGGGTCTGCTTCTTGTCGATATTGAGAATTGCATCCCAGAATCTGCGGGCGACCTCTGCCGCTGTATTCAAGGACCGCATCAGCACGCCGAGGTTTTCTGGCACAACGCGGCCGAAGTGGTCAGCGGCCTGTCGGCTCAGCTCGAGCTGGGCTTCCTCAACCCTGCCTTGCTCGACCAGGTCGGCAATATGCCGGCGCTGCGTTGCCGAAAGGAAGTTGAACTGATCATCCAGCTGCTTTGCCGCCTTGGCAGGCTCCGCAAACAGCTTGGCCAAGGAGCTGGCCGCCGCATCAGTGGACTGCCCGGTGGCGGCTGCATAACCGTTGATGGCCTTGGTCAGATTGCCGATGACGTCGATGCCGAGGCGGCCGGACTGCACCATGGCCACGGCCGCGGACTCGGCGGCGCTCTTGCTGATGCCGCTGACTTTGTTGGCCGCCTCGGCCAGGGCTTCGATGCGGCCCTGCGTCGCGCCGGCCGCATTCCCGGTGGTCTGCACAGCGACATTGAAGGCATAGGCCTTTTTCTCGGCCTCAAGGAACAGCAGAGCCAACGCGCCCACACCCAGCGCCAGGCCACCGACGGCAGCCCTCGCTGGCGTGATTGCAGAGGTGATGGCGTTGAAAGCGGGCCCGACGCCTCCAAAAGAGTCTTTAATCTGGCCGCCCTGTTGAATGGCCACAAGCCAGATGGGCATGCCGCTGGCGATGCTGGTCGTGATGTCAGTGATCTGGGCGGGCAACATGCGCATTGCAGCTGCGGTTTGCCCTGCAGATACGCCAAGGCCGGCAAATCGCTGCTGCGCCAGGCCCATGAGGCGCGTGTGCTGGTCCTGGGTGATGAGACCACGGGCCAGGGCCGTATTCAGTTCGTTCTGAGCTTGTGCCAGGCGGAAGGCCTCAGTGGCGGCGGGGTCCAGGCTGGCAATCAGGCGGTCAACGGCCAGCTTTTCACGGTCGGTGGCCTTGGCGGCTTCGTCGGAGCCTTTGGCCTGGCGTTGCTGCTGCTCCTCGTTCTTCCTGCTTTGCTGCCCCTGGGATTCGCGCTGCTTGGTCAGTTCCTGCTCAGACTTGGTTGCACGGTCAGATGCTTCAGCCTGTTCCTTTTGGGCGGCTGAAAGCGCGGCCGTTGCAGTGGCTTGCTCTTGCGTCGCCGTTGTCGCCTGCCTGGCCGTGGCGGCCTGGTCGGAGCTGGGAGTCGCCGGAGCCGAGCCAGACGCGGGCGCCGGCACGGTCGACATTTCTGACGAAGCTTTTTTGCCTGCAGCACTCAGCTCTTGCAGGTCGCCAGTGAGCGCACGGACTTCCTTGCGCGCTTCATCCAGTGCGGCCTGGACCCGCAGTCCGATTTCGAGGTTGTTTCCCATGGGCTGCATGGTCTCGTGCCACAGCCCTCGGTACTAAGTAAAACGCTTTACAGTTTGCCCATGAAAAAAGGGGCTCAGATTGAGCCCCCTGCGAGTGCGACGGCCGTGTGGGCCGCCTGGTGTTGTGCGTGGCGTTCGGCCTGGTCGCCGATGGCCTGCAGATAGCCTTTCAGCTCGTCGATGCTGTAGCGCCTGAGTTGCTGGCGGTCGTGGCCTGCTGCGATGAGCTGCTGAGCAACGGCGAACCAATCGACATCAGCTTCGCCTGGATCTCCTTGATCGCCTGCAGGCGCTCGGTAAAAAAACTGAGGTTTTCCTCCAGCAGCACATAGACCGCTTCGAGCACCATGGCTATCGGCATCGAGCGCACGTCAGCCACCGACATGGGCTTGGCCTGGCCATCCTGCACAGGCGCCAGGCAGGCCGCGAGCAGCTTCTCCAGGGCCAGGCGCAAAGTCGAATCACCGTGCAGCGCCTTGAGGCTGGCCATGTCGAACTTGCCACCCTGCATGCTGATCAGCCAGTCGCCGAACTCGAATGCCTCGTTGAAGACCTCGAAAGGAACCTGGCTGACCTGGAAGGAGTGGCCAGCGATCTCGCGGACGGTGGGCGTATGAAATATGGACATGTGATGTGACGCCCTCAAACGACAATGTTTGGACGGGAGGTTTTAGACCGTTGGTATTGATCCAGCATTTCGTCTGCAGTCAGCACTCGATTCCACATAGCGCTCTGATAGAGCACAGGATATGCCGCGTAGATTGTGCTTTGCTGGTTGGCATTACCGCCGATGGACAGCATCCCGTTGGTCCATTCAAACGCAGAGGCCTGGATCGGGATTTCGGTGCCACTCAGACCCATTTCTGCGTTTGTCATGGTGATGGCCACACCCGTCGTCATGTTGCGCAGCGCCCATGTGGCGCCGTTGAACGTCACAAACACCACATTTGCCGACAGCTTGCTAGATGGTGGAACTGCCATCTGATGAGAGCCTTTTGCGACTCGCAACTCGGCATTGCCGCTGCTCACGTTGCGGTCAATGCTCAGGCCTCTGGTTGATACCACTGAACCCCAGTCCAGCTGAATCATTCGAGTGGGTGCTGCGGTCACCACCTTGTCGGGCGGGAAATCTACGCCACTGTGGCGGCCGACTAGCAAGAACGTAAATTTTTTACTGCCGTCAAGCGGAATGGGCAGCAACGGCAAATTGCACTGCAGGTAGCCCAGCTCCAAACGGATACCCAATCCGCTATCAACGGGGACCATGATTGCAGGGTCCGTTTCATTGAGCACGCCGGCTTTGATGTCCACCCGTTTCGGCGTGACGATGTGCTTGCTCGCAAAATCCAAAAGCATGTTGTCCCGCACCATGAAGTCAAAACCGAACTCCATATCCGGTGCCGCCACGAACGGGTTGAGATTGCGAAAGCCCTTGCCAGACCAGTTTGCGTCTTTCACTCGAACCACGACAGTCATTTAAATCACCTCACAAAAAGAAGCCTTACCCACTTGAATCTCGCCATCCGGGCAGGAAAGACGGAAGGAAATATTTGCGCCGGTCCGATACGGAACGGCCTCAAACACGAATTCCACGGGTCGCCACTGAAGCGGCGCGAAGTCAAAGAACTCGGCACCGCCTGGCCCCGGATATGGTCCACCGGACCAGATTTCGGCTTTGAGAGTACGTAGATCCGAGGTATCAGGCGTGATTGGTGCGCCACCCGGAACAGCCATTCGGTCAATGATTTGAGCCGGGTCCAACCCTGGATAAAGAGATGGATTCAGGAAGGCCTTGGGGAAGTACCGCGCCCAGACCGTCAATAGATACTTGCGCACGCGGCCTCCATCGGCTGGCAATGCAATCGCCTGGCCGATGGTGTTGGAACTGGAGATTACACAAACACCGTCTGCAGGCGTGTCTGTTCCAGGCTTGCGTGGTGCATTCGAGCGATCTATTGGTACAACCAGAGAAGGTGCACCAGTTTGAACCCACGCCGCCAGTTGCTCCACCGTGCCGCACAGAGGCTGAGCGAGAAGATCTGTGCCAATGACGGCTGGCTTGCTGCGCAGTCGCAGGTCGCTCTTGACCGCACGGCCCTTGTAACGAACCTTCAGACCGCTCAGATTTGTTGCACCAGAGACCAGCACTATGAGCTTGTCACCCTGCATGGAGTATTTGAGGTCATCTTGCGCGAGAAGGACGGGTTTTGCGTAGACGCCAAGGGAGCGCCAGGCGCCGCGCGGCTTGTCCCACTTTGAAAGATAGGTTGCATTCGTTGGGGACGACCCTTGACGGCGGCCTGGCATGCTGGCTGGCACATCCAGAAAATTGCGTACATGGATCGTGGGCATCCCGGTGGCCACCAGCGACAGTTCTACCGCATCCAGGGTCACTGCCGTGCCTGGCAAGGTAATCTCCAGCAGCGCGTAATCCGCGAATGGCACCGCTACACCGGCAGCAATGCGCTGATATTCGTCAGCCTGCCATTGATAGCCAAAGGTTCCCAGCTGGCTCAGCTCTTCAAACTTGCCGGGATCATCCAAGAGGTAATGCGCTACGGAAATCTCCTTCCAGCGGGCGTTCCGATCAACGCGGTCTTTGTAGAGCAAGTCTGCGATAGAGCCCACTGCAAATGTGGATCGACGCCGAAAGATCTTGATTCCTCGATCTGGCTTGGGCATGCGGTCAATGAAATCCAGCATGGGCAGCCAAAAGACCCCGCCTGTGCGTGTACCAGGATGCCCCTGGTGAAACGGGCCGAGCTTGAGCCCGCCGACCTCGGCATCAAGTACCGTGCAGTCAATGAACGAGCAGCCATATTCGTCGGCGATCCGGCGCAGCAAAGCGTTTTCTGCGCTTGTGGCTGGGAACTCAGTTGTTACCACTGGCTCGGCTCCCGTTGCTCGGGCTGTCTCGATCAGACGGCGGATATTCTCGGCGTAGTAAGTCAGGTCAGCACTGCGAAACTGGCCATCATTGGTCAGCGAGGTGATGAACGCATAGCGGGCCTTCATGGCATCGAATGCAATGCCGTCAAAGGGTGAACGGTTGACGATGCGGTACTGCATGTCCAGCGCATCGTCACCACTCACGCCAAAATTCATGTGCCGGTACGGAGACAGCGCGGACAGCTGGCTGATGTAAGCCTTGTCACGCAATACATAGTGCGCTGCGGTGTAGCTGTCACCGATATGAACGATGGTGTCATCGGAGCCAATGGTGATCTCTCTCCACTCCTGGCCCGCCACAGGTGCGCCGCCCAGATATGGAGTGCCGTCCTGCAGCACGCCAATGGACACATGCCCGAAGGCGTCTGTAATCGCAAAGGCAAAGTCATTGGCCGATACAGCGCCCAGGTCATAGTTGCCGCTCAAGCTCAGATTATTGGTACCGAGGTCTGGTATCTCTACATGTCCAAGAACGTCTGCAGTGATAACCGCATTTCCTTCGGCGTCTGCGACGGCATAGACGACCTGTTTGCTTGGGTCTGCTTCGCCCAGAATGCCGTCAACCCGAGCGATACGTCCGGCGCTTTCCGCAGCCGACTCTGTCACGCTACTCATGTCGACGGTAAGCTGGTCCACGGCCATGCCCATTTCGGCCACATCCTCCTGATTGGCTGGCTGGAATGCATTACGCACCCAGGCAGACCCAGTCCATGTGTAGACCCCATTGATAGGGGCCGCTGGAGTATGGCCAGGATCATTGGTGACAACACCTTGAGTGCCCACAGGCTGAGCCGTGTCGGCAAGCATGACAGCCAACGTCAGGTAACTTTTTTCGGACTTCTGGGTGATCACTTGCCAGCCGGTGCCGATGTTGACGTATTCGGTCTTGCTGCCCAGCTCAATAGCACGCAGGCCAATACGGGCTGGGTAGGCTTGCCAAACTCCGACATTGAGCACTGCATACGTGCCGTTGCTGAAGATCTGACCTGCACCTTGCCGAGCATCGGTCGGTAGAGCGGTCGTGGGCGGCACAGGGCCTGCCAGGGTATACAGCGCCAGGTGATCGTCGATGAGGCGCAGATTCGCTTCCATCCCGTTCGGGACACCAAAAGGGTTCTCGGTATTTGCGAAGTTCGCCCAAATTCCACGGGCCAGCTGTGTCTTGGACATGCCGTTATCTCTTCTCAGTTTGTTATGTATGCCGCGCGTGCCAGGTCAAACCAGGCGGCCGGGCGGTCTTGACGGGGTACGGGGCGCAATTGCAGGGTCAGCCGGATGCTGCTGGCCGATTGCTCCAGCAACGTCAGGCCGCCATCGAGCAGCGGGCGGCAGCGGTAGCACTGCAGGCGCACGGCCTTGCGGTCGGCCAAGTTGATGCCCGCGTATGCCAACCCGATCTCCATGTCGCCACCGCTGCCGGCATCGAGCTGCTCTGCGCTGTTTTCGGCTGTGCTGGTGATGCGCACAGTCGCGCCCTGGGGCGCAGCAATGCCCTGCAGCAGCTCAATCCCCCAGTCGGCCCTGCGCCACTGCACACCTTCAGTCCATGCAGACCAGGACGGCACGGCCAGGACGGTCTGCCGGCAATCCACCTGGTGAGGCGTCCACAACATGGCGCCAGCAGGCAGCAGCAGGCCAGAGACGTCGACCGTGGTGGTGATAGGCGCGCTGGCCGTAGCCAGGCGATGCGCGTTGAGGGCCATGGCCAGATTGGCCGCACCATGGCCATAGAGCTGGACAGACACTGCAACACCATCGAGCACGGCATTGCTGCGGCTGTCCCAGGGGCTTGTGCGTAGCCGGCGTACGTCGGGATTCACGACCAGGCCGGAGGCATTGCCCAGGCGGCGGCCTGGCGGCATGCCCGTGGCCCAGTCCCGCATGGCCGGGCCGGCATACAACATGCCTCGGCCCAGGTAATGCGGGTTGTGCTCCTGCTCGTACTGACCCAGATACATCGCGTGCGCCCGTCAGATCTTCAGCGTGCCGTACTGGCTGAAAGGGTTGGACAGGGTGCCCATCGGGCGCGTTGCATCGCGCTCGACGGTGCCGGTCAGCTCAAGCTGGGCCAGGTTGTCGCTGATGACGTTCACGGACGCGGCCGGGCCAAATACCACCTTGAAGAGGTCGAAATGGATGGGCTGGACCGGGCTTTCGGCCACGTTGTAGCCGTCGAAGTGCAGCGCCACAGGCTTTGGAGGCTGCGAGTACAGCTGAATCAGGCGCTGCTCGCGTCGTGTGTAGCTGACCGTAATGTTGGGCTGGCCCTTGCCCTGCGCCACTGTCGGCGCGGGGATGGTGGTGCCTTCGACCAGCTTGATAGAGCCTGCCGGCGTGATCTCGTAGTCGGTGCCAACGTCATAGGTCGTTTGACCGTCTGCGCTCTTGACCACTATGGCCACCGTGTCGTCTGCCAGGTGGTCAAGCGGTTCCACCGTGCCAGGCCACAGCACATGCTCCTCGCTGGCGACGGCAGCAGTTGCCACCTCGGCGCCTTCACCGCTACCGCCAGTTGCGATAGACCAGTTGCGCGGCGAGTGGCAGCGCAGCTGCAGCGCGACAGTAACGGCGTCGATCTCGCGGAAGGCACAGGCGGTACCTCCGCCAGGCGTGGTGAAGTCCTTGATGTTTTCCGTGGTCTCGGTCGCGTTGAGTACAAAGCTGGGGGCATTGCCCACAGGAATGAAGCCTGCAGTGCGTGCCAGGCGGGCCAGGTAATCGACCAGGCTGATTTCACCCCGGCCCTTGAAGCAGCAGAATTTGCGTTCAGCCATTTTTCTCTCCTATAAAACTAGCAATGGACGCTGCTGACGGTGAACAGCAGCGGGTAATAGGCAAACTTGGCCGGGCTGTAGAAAGGCCTCGGCGGTGTGGACATCACCAACGGGCTGTTGCATTGGGGAGGCTTGTAGCCATGCAAGGCCTTGATGAGTTCTCCCAGGTGCGGGCCAGCTTCCTGGTCAAGGGCGGCGGCCTCGCGCTGGCTGGCTGCATTGCCGATGGCCAGGACGACCAGCCAGCGGTGGCTCAGTTGCAGCGAGTACTCGTCCGAGCCAGCCAGAACGGCAAAGCCGTCGTAGACGACATAGACAGCGGGCGTGACCTGCATTTCCTCGGCCACGGCTGACAGCTCCTTGCGGGTGCCTACCAGGCGGGCCCAGCCGCTGCCGTCTGACGGCTGCGTCGCCACCTTGATGCGGTCGACGATCCCGGTCTGGGCCTCAAGAAAATTCCAGGTCGTTTGCATCAGCCGAACCCCCGCAGGGTGTCGTCTGTCACAGCGCGTGGGCTGAAATCGAAGTGCACGTCAGTGCCTTGCTGGGCGTCGGCCGCCACCAGCACGCCAGGCGATCCGCCCCAGGGGCAGGACAGCATGGACTTGCCCATGGCGATGGCATCCAGCTCGGCGATGACGGCCTTGTAGCGGCGGTACACCTCGTTTTCAGGCGCCAGGTCGTCGTGCAGGTAGTAGCGAGCCACATCGCAAGCCATGCGCACCAGGACGGGCGGCATGGCGTATTCCACCGGCTGACCAGGGATCAGGGGCTTGCGGCAGCCTTGCAGCGGCAGGCGGTAGACCTGTCCCACATAGCCGTCGATGAAAGACGAGGCGTCTTCCAGCTTCAGCCCGACGCGGGCTTCATCGACGGTGCTGGGCGGAATGTTGTCCGTGTCAGTGAGCTGGACCAGCTCCAGCTGACCAAAACGGGCAACCATGTCGGCGACGGTGGCGTAGCTCATGCGATTGGCCTGCCGTCAGATCAAGGCGTTGCGGGGTGAACGTGGCGCTGGATCTGGACCTCGATGATATGGCCTTCGGTACCAGCGCCCAGGGCGCGGCCGCAGTTGTCATCGGAGTCGCCCAGAGCAGCCTTGCCGCTGCCATCAGCTGCTGGCTTGACCGGGTCGCCGAAAGCGATGGTCTGGCCCGCCGCGACCTCCACCAGGCCGGAATAGCTGGTGATGGCCGAGAAGGCCTCGCCCTCAGGAGCACCGTACTCGCTGGTTCCCTGGGAATCATGTACGCCGCCTGCGCTGGTGGCGTGCTGGCCGTTGTAGCCGACAAAGCGGTACTTCTCGATGACGGCCGTGGCCACGATGGTGACCGCGTGCTGCTTGTCAAACTGGCGGCCGGGGTTGTTCTGAGATGCCATGGTTTTGCTCCAGGTCGATGTAAAAGGGTTTCCTACTGGCCCAACCCGGCCAGGTACTCATGACCTGGACCGGGGGCAGCTTCTCTCTCGGGGTGGTTGTCAGTTGCGCTTCGGGGCGCCCTTGCCTGTGCCCTTGGACCGCTCAACAGGAGCAGGTGCGGGGGCCGGTGTGGGAGCGGAAGCTGCAGATGCGTCGGGCGCAGGTGCTGCGGACTCGCCAGCGCTGCTGCCCTGGGTTCCCTGACCGTCGCCAGCGATGGCGCTGTCCTGGCCTCCCAAGGCACCTTGGCCGTCGCCAGCAGAACCATCGCCGCCGGCGCCGTTGGCCAAGGTTCCTGTCTGGCCTGTGCCGTCAGTGCTGGTGAGGGGCCCAGCAGGCATCTCGGTGGATCCACGCTTTTGCAGGACAGCCTGGCGCTCGCGCTCGAATTCCCGTTGCGCGTGCTCAGCACGCATGGCGTCGTACTGGCCGTTGGCTTCTTCACGATCCGTGTCGGTCAGCGCCTTCATCTTCAGCAGCTCGCGCTCGTCGTGGTCGCTCAGGCCCGTCACTTCTTCGCCGGGCTTGAACTCCTTGCGCTCCGCTTTGCCATCAGCACCCACGGCACTGGCCACGATGAGGATCTTTGCGATCAAAGTCATGGTGGCTGCTCCTTAGTTCGGGTTCAGGAACAGGAAGCCTGCATCGGGGTAAGCGATGTTGGGCGCGCGCTCGAAGGTGCCGCCATAGATCCAGCTCTTTTGCGTTTCGCGGTATACGGGCGTTTCGCTGAAGGGATGGCCTTCGATGACGTTGGTAAAGCCGAAAGCAGGCTCTGCCAGGCTGAATTCGCCGGAGGCCGGGATGTCGGGCGCGTATGCCAGCACGGCCGCATTGCCCCATACGTCATGACCTTCGTCGTCTTCGTCCGTATAGGAGGCATCGCCCACGACGATCTCCTTGACCTTCAGGATCGTCTTGAGCTGCTCCAGAGTCGCTGGGCCCATCTGCGTGGATGGCAGGTAACTCTTGACCTCGGCATTGGAGATCAGAGCGGTTTCTGCATCAGCCGAGAGCATCAGCTTGTTCGGGCGGCGGCCGACTTTCTTGCGGATCACGTTGGAGGCCGCCAGGATGTCTGTCACAGGCGTGCCTGTGGGCGCAGACCACTTCTCAGCACCGGCCAGGGCCTTGGAATGACCGGGTGCAAAGCTGCTGGGGTCGGTGGCGAACTCGGCCGCTTCGATCTCGTAGTCCAGATTCAGGACATCGCGCGCCGTGGTCATGGCCACGGTGGAGATGCCGATGTTGGGCGCGAGATTGAGCTTCTTGGCCTCGTCGGATTCGCGGATCAGCTCGCGTGGGATAGGCACTTCCACCGCGTGTTGCTTGACGGTGTAGAGCTTGCCCTCGAAGTTGATAGTGATCTGCTTGGTGGCAGTACCAGGTGCGCGGCGCAGGTTGTAGCGGCGACGGGCTGCATCGCCCATCTTGGCAATGGTCACCGTGCTCAGCGACTGCGGCAGTCGCGGGAACAGGCGATCAGCCACCATAGTGCCTTGGCCACGGCCGAGCAGCAGGTTGGTGAGCACCGGATTGGCTTTGAGACGGATTTCGTCGAGCGTCATCATGTTGTGGTTTCCTTCTGGGAAGTTGGGGGGAATCAGCCCTCGAACGACACAACCTTGCTCACCGCCTCGGCGTAGCTCACGTTGTGCTTGTTGGCGTAGGCCTTGGCGGCCTTGTCGATCTCGGCGTCGCTCTTGCCCTTGGCGCTGCCTTGCTCGCCTTCGGGCACTTGGCCACCGCCGTGCTCGCTGAAATCGACCGAGGGCTTGCTGCCAGCGATCAGCTCCTGCAGCCAGGCAGAGGGGCTGACCTTGCGTTTGGTATCGCCTTCGGAAAACTCCACCGGCTCGACCTCGGCCAGGCGGTCCAACGTGGCGACAGCCATGTCTTTGTCCTTGGGCATCAGGCGGCCGGCCTTGACCTGGGTTTCCGCAAACGAAACGTTGGCGGTGTGTCGGTCACGCTTTTGCTGCTCAGCGAACTGAGCCAGTTGGGCGCGCGCCTGGTCGCGTTCAGCGACAGCCGTGGCGGTCTTCTGCGCTTCCTCGGCAGCCTTGCGCTCGGCTTCTTCCTTGGCTTTGCGCTCAGCTTCGATTCGTTCGGCTTCGGTCATGGATGGGTGCTCCTGGTTGGGGGTGGGTTGCTCGGAAAAAAAGATGAGTCCGAATGCGGTGTCGTTTCCGCCCTCGGCAAACTTGGGATCGCGCAGGCCTTTGACGGCTGGCGGCTGGGCACCCAGGAAGCCGACATGGCGCAGGTAATAGACGCCGGGCTTCGGATTGGCCGGGTCTTCGGGGTGGTAGAAGGCGGCGCTGCGCTTCTTGACGCGACCGGCGCCGTAGTACTCAGCGAACGAGGGGTCGATTTGCTGATGGCTGGACTTGAGCGTTCCGCCTTCGGCCGACAGCTTGGTGACCCAGCCCCATGCGGGGTGGTCGTCTTCAGGATGGCCAATGACCAGAGGGGCCTCGTGGACGGCGGGGTCGTAGGCAGCGGCCGTGGCCGCAACATCGGACTCGGTGATCACATAGATCTGTCCGTTGGTGGCCGTGCGAGATCCGGCTTGAAAGATCTCCAGGCCGTCGGGGAATTGGGAGGGGGTGGTTTTGTTGCCCATGTCCCGCATGGTCTTGCGGACGGGGCTTTCGCTATAAGTAAAGCGCTTTACTAAATTTCGCCAGGCATTGCACCGGGCGATGGGCTGGCGCGTTGCGCGCCGCCCTCTGGATCAGTCCAGGCCGGGCAGCTGCTGCTGACGGCTCAGAAACGTTTCTCGCTGGTAGGTATCCACGATCTGGCGCACGCGCATCGGAGTGAGATCGTACTCGTCAGCCAACTCGTCGTAGTTGCCCCGAAACTTTGCGCACATCTCGCGGTCGCGGGCGCTGAGCTGCATTGCTAGGCCGCGCGACAGGTAGATGGTACGGCCACCTTTTTCGTGGGCCAAGTGCTGCAGCTGCACCACCGACATATTGGCAACGGCCTGCAGCTTCTGCGCCCAAGCCTGGTCTGGCTTGGCCTGGCCGGCGCGACCGTCCATCAGGGCCAGCGCTTCGAACAGGCAGTAGGCAACATCTTTCATTTCACGGGTCATTCCGGGCGGAAGGATCGCGGTAAGGACATCGGCTTCGGCTGCACTCAGAAATTTGCGTGCCATTTCAGCTCCTTTCCTGCCAGGACTTGGCAGCTTCAATCAGGGTGTCCAGCTGTGCCGAGGTACAAAAGCGCAAGGCGGTGACTCCCACCTGGCGCTGCACCCAGGCATTGAGAGCCTGGGCGCTGGTGTTCTGCACCAGGCCATCGCGGCCCAACTGGTGCCACAAGGCCCAGAGCTTTCGCTCTTTGGGGCTGGTTTGCTTTTTGACCTGGTCGAACTCTGTCTGGCTGAGCGGACGGCGGCGCGTGGGCTGGGCCACGCCCATCCGTTCGGCCAGGCTCTGCAGATGGTCGCGCACCTTGCGTTGCTCAACTTGGGTCATTTCCTTGCTGCTGCTTTTGCCCGTGAGGTTCATCAGCAGTGCACGGTAGTCCTCATCGCTGAGCTTCAACTTTGACTTGATCGTGTGAATGGCAGCGGTGTAAGTGGCGGTCAAATGGCACCTCCCACCACTTTCGAAAGCTGCAAACGCTTGGCAGGCAGCTCCAGCGTCTGAGCCAGCAAACTGCCATCATCACCCCTGGCTACCGCCAGAAGCTCGCCGCAACGGGTGGCCATCCCTGGCGCCGTCCATTGCTGACCGGCGTGGCTGACCATGCCGCCCGCCCGTACACGGCGCAGGAACCAGGACGATGCAATGCGACCCGAGCGCCCCTTGTGTGCCGTCCATGCTTCGATGATCTTGCGGGGGTCTTGGGGCCAATAGCCCTGCACCAAGCGGTGGACGGTGCCCAACGAAAGGCGCAGTGCATCAGCAGCTTGGCGAACGGATTGCCCGCGCACAAACTCAAGCAAATCGGCAGGCATGGAATCCGGGCCGTAGGAGCGCTCGGAACCCTTGGGACTAGCGCTGGTACTGACCGCACCACAAGCTGCGCTTGCAGCCCTGTCCAAATCGTTCATTGACGCATTGAAGGACACTATGCAGCCTCCCAAGGTGCCGAGCTGTCGGATGCATCGGTGGCAACACTGCTCGGCCCGGTCACTGTGGCCTGTAACGACGCTGGCAGATTACCCAGGCCGATTCGGCCCTCGCCGCCCAGGGCTTCGATCAGATCCGGGAGCATGCGCGACAGCTCGCCCGTGGTAATGCTCACATCGGTGTCAAAGCCGGCATCGTCCTGAGACTGCCCATCCATGACCGCGTCCAGCATCGTGATGCCGTGCAGCTGCAAGTTGTCGGTCAGCACAAAGCTCACGCGGTCATCCCAGGTCATAGCCAACTTGGTCGGCAGCTTGCCGTGCTCGATGTGCTTGCGCACCTCGTCGATATCCAGGGGGTGGCGTGCATAGCGCACCACGGCCTTGGACTCGTCAGCAGCTACCAGCTCGCACTGGCGATCAATCGAGAAACCAGCCGGAGGCTCCTGCGTGACCAGCCAATGGGCCATGGCGGCTTGCGGGCTGGTCTGTGTATCGACAAGGGCCAGCGCAAAGCCTGGCAGGCCTTCGACCAGCAGCGACACGATCTCGTCTGCACGACCTTGGGCGCTGGTATCGAGCAACAGCAAGCGGGCCTGTGGGTCGATCCAGACCCACATGCTGCTCTGTTTGGCGAAAGCCGCTGGCAGCAGATCCAGCTTGGCCTCGTCCTTGAGGTCGCGCTTTTCCTTCTTGCCGGGCTTGCGGCCCTCAGTCTTTTCGATGTGCTCGGCCTTCTCGTTGACCTTGCGATTGAGCACGCTGGCCGGGATCGGCTTGGCTTCAGTCATGAAGCGCAGCATCCACTGGCCAGCGACGGATTCGGCCAGCAGACCATGCTGCTCGCCCCGAGGTGGCACCCAGCCGACCGAGCGCTCCTGGGTTGCGCCACACTCGGCAAACGGGGTCTTTTGCAGAGCAGCCTCCAGGGTCTGCAGGTCAGGCACCCATGTTTTAGCAATGCGGTAGGTAATGGCGTTCTTGATCATTCGATGAACTCCGATTCAGTGTCGTCTTCCAACACGTTGAACTTCACATCCGGAACGCGTGGGTGGGTGCTGAAGTGCTCGCTCAGCAGGCCCAGGCCGTCATGCTGATAGCCCCCACCGTGGTGAGCCGCCATTTCTGCGGCGTAGGTGAATACGTCGTCTATGCCTTCGATCTGCCAGAGACTCTTGCGAAACTCTTCCAGGTACTGTTCCTGGCTGAGTCCACCAAACACAGCTGGAGTCAGCTCGATCTCGATTTCCTTGGTAATGGTGACGCGCACCTTGCGCTTCATTGATTCGCTCATACCGCCGCCAGGTCCAGGTTGATCGGGTCATAGCCGCCCTGGGCGTTGCGCTCATAGAAGCGGATATAGGGCTTGGTACTGGCCACCTTGATGCTGTCAGTGATGGCCTGCATGGCCTTTAGCCAGTCTTCGTCAGTGATCTTGAGCTGACGCAGGCCCAGCACACGGCCCGTATTGATCTTGCCTTCCTTGTCGGTCTGGAAGGCATGGGTGACCAGAGCCTTGATGTTGTCGTCAGCATCCTTGGCCCAGCGGATCACACACTGGTCGATCAACTCCTTGGCGGCCTGGAGCTGCTCGCCGAAGACCAGGTGGTCGGCCATTTGGCGCACGATCTTGAAGCCGCCGTCATATGTGGTCAATGTCACATTGCCCTTGTCGCCGCCGCTCTTGACGCCGTACTGCTCCATGCTGATGGTGACCAGCGTGGCCACGTTCTGCATGCTGTTGAGCTTGAAGTCACGCAGGCCGACACTGCGTTCCTTGGCCATTACGCACAGATCACGCACGACCTGGTCGCGCAGCTTGTCGATATCGGTCACGCGGGATTCGGGCACGAGGTCGCCACGGGCGTTCTTCCAGTAGCCAGGGGGAATGGTGTTTTCAGTCGTCATAGTGCTCTCTTGGGTTGGTGTCGATCAGCAGCGCTGGCCACGGCTGGCAATGGATTGATAGGCTTGTGAGCCCGCACGAGGCGGCGTGAAAGGCTCAGGCTTGTAAGTCGTGTTCATCACGTCGATCTGGCGCGGCAGAGGAAACTCGCCCATCGGTGGGGCAGATTTCTTGGCCTTGCGGGGCGCCTTGGCCGTCTCAAACAGCCCAGAAGCTGCACTGCGGATGCCCCAGCGAGGCTCGGCTCCTTCGATCTTTTCCAGCCAGCCGGATGTGCAGAGGTTGCGCAGCCTCTTGCGGATCTCGCCGTCAGAGTCACCGATCAAGGGGCGCAGTTGCTCCAGGGTCTGGGGGCCGTGCTTGCGCATCTGCGCAATGAATCGCTTGCTGGATTCGCTCAAGCGAGAGGTTTTCAGCATCTCAAACTCCTTGTTTCTTCTCAAGCGCGGCGCGCATGGCTCGCACGGTGGGGGACATACCTGCAGGCTGGGCAGGCGCCAGCTGCGGCCGGGGGGCGGGTTTTGCAGCAGATCGCCAACGCTGGTGGGGGTGGCACTGGAGTGCTGGCGGCCTGCATTCCGCAAATCCTCTTCGCGCTTGCTTTCGGTGGCGGCCTCGTGGTCGCTGGCCATGCCGGCCAGCACCGCATACAGATAACCATGGCCTTTGAGAGGCAGATCGATGCGGTCGTTATCGCGTCTAGCCAGCAGTTGCTCGATGGCGTCGGCCCAGAGCTTGAGTGGGACAACCCAGTCGCGCCCTTTGTGGTGGATGGCTTCACGTTCCAGATCGGGCAGCAGTTGCAGCAGCAATTTGATTTTCTTGGCGGCCGTCAGGCGCTGCTTGGCGGGCTGATGCAACGCCACGTACTGCAGCACGCGAGTGCCAATGGGAAAGCTCACGGCAACCAGGCGGGCCAGAGCCTGCTGGTCGCATTCGTGCGCAAAGGCCGTGACCAGGTCAAACTCGCTGCCGCAGGTGGGGCAGGACAGATCCGCACTCATAGACCCAACACCTCCCACATCAGGTGCGTGTAAATCTGGCCTCCGACCACGCCCAGCGTCACCAGAAAGGCAATGACCAGCAGGACGCGGGAGAGTTTTTCCACAAAACGGGGCGGCTCGGGGTACTCGATCACGCCAGGGGTGAAATGATGTTCACGCTTCATTGGGCAATCCTTCGCACGGTGACGCAGCGCGCGTCGTGGAACATAGAGAGAGCGGCGTCAATGGCCTGCCAGTCGCTGGGATAGTTGCCATAGGCCAGGCCGAGGGCGCGGCCCTCAAGGGCCATGGTGATCTGGTAGCGATACATGCTCAGCACCCCTTGATGACTTCGGCGTTGACCGTGTCCCAGCCAGCCTCGGCCGCAGCATTCATGGCACGGCAGACCAGGTTGTTGACCACCAGCGGGTAGCAGATGCTGGTGATGTCGGCGTCCTTGCCGCCGCGCGGCAGGTAAATCAGGCGAGAGCGGATGGCATCTGCAGCATCGGCCGCAAACACGTCCTCATACTTGAGGTCAAAGCGGGCGAACTTGTGCTTGAGGTAGCCCTCCAGTTCGGTGTTCAGCGGGTCCAACTCCACGATTTCGCAGCGCTGGGCGACTTCGCGCACCTCGGGGTTCTGGGCGCTCAGGCGGCGGCGCAGCTCGGGCTGGCCGATCAGAGCAATGCCCAGCAGGCGGCGCATGCCGTCCTTGAGCTCGATCCAGCGCTTGAGGTGCTTGAGCGTGGCCACGGGCAGGTTGTGGGCCTCCTCGATCAGCAGCAGATGGCGGTGACCGGACTGGGCGCTGGCGCGCAGCAGCTCGTGCGCCTGGCGAAAGCGTGCTTGGCTGCTGATCTTGGGCTTGGCGTGCGGGTCCAGGGCGAAGATGATGGCCTCGGCAATGGATGCGCTCTTGAGCGTCTTGCCCTTGACATCGTTTTCTTCCATGGCCAGGACATAGGGACGGATCACCACAATCTCGGTGGAGTCCTTGCGCACCCGCTCTTCCAGGTCTTCGGCCAGCGTGGACTTGCCAGCGCCGGACTCTGCGACCAGTGCCATGAAGCCATGGTGGCGGGCGCAATCGGTCAGGGCCACGCGGGCATAGCGCACGCTGGGCGTCTGATAGACATCGTCAGGGGTCTGCACATCGTCCAGGAACGGATTGCGGGGCAGATTGAAGTGCTTTCGAGCGTTGGTGCTCAGGGATTCGTTTTGCAGTAGCATTGGTTCCTCCTCAGGGGTTGCGTTGAAATCAGTTTCTGGGGCGGCCTCGGTGTGTTGAGAGCACACCGGGGCCAACTTGTTTGTGGGCCTGGCATTGGCCCGGAGATGGCGAATTTGCGAAATTTCGCAAGTTGCGGTCTGGGGCATCAGGCACCTCCTGCCACCACACGCAGCTGGCCGCGCATGGTCAAGCGGTCATGAACAGCCTGCAGCTCGTCCTCGGGCACGCCATCGGGGTACCAGGCGCGCAGCTGGGCGGCTTTTTCACGATCCATGGACATGCCCATGCCTTGGAGCGCCTTGGCAACTTCAAAGGCATTGAGCAGACGGGCCGAAGCGCTGGTGCTTGTGGTGACATTGGTCACCAGTTCGGTGCCGCGCTTGGGGATGAAGGTGCGCTCTGGAGCCTGCTCGATAGGCTTGTAGGGGTCGATGCGGCCGCTGAATGGCAGAGCCTTGGCCTTGCGCTTGGCTTCCAGCTCCTCCAGGGTGCTGGCGTCGTAAGCCGCCATGGCGACCTCCTTGCGATTGGTATCCAGCTGGGTATCCGCAGGGCGGGCCCAGTCTTCGCCAATCACATTGCCGTCCTCGCGGAAGCCGGCGTCATCACGCACGACCACTGGCACAGAGATCAACAGCTCATTGCCCTCGGAATCGGTATCCACCACCATGGCAGCGTCAGCCACCCAGGGGTTGATAGCCAGCATGAGCTTTTCACCGACCATCACATTGGGCACATTGCGCACGTCGAACTCGCGGCCCTTGAAGGCGACGCTGAGCGTGTCGCTGACCTTGCGGGCTTCTGGCTCATGGGTCAGCAACTCGCGGCACAGCTCCACGCTGGGGGCCAGGCGCAGCTGCTCGGTGGTGATGGTCATCCACTGGTCGTAGCGTGTACGGCCGTGGCGGGAGTGGATCTTGTTAGCGTTGAACCACTTGGCCCAGCGGCGTGCCTGGCGGTTAAGCTCGTCCAGGCTGGAAACCGGCGCCAGGCGCAGGCCTGCTTCAAAGCTGCGCTCAATCTGATCGCGGGTTTTTTCAATCTGGCCGGTGGCGCGGGCATTGCCTGCCGCGTGTGCAATCAGCTGAATCTGCAGGCGGCGCGCCAGGTTGCTGAACAGGCCAGAGGTATTGGCACTGCCCATGTCCATCATCAGAATACGTGGCACCCCATAGAACGGCTCACCAGTGCGCTGCTGAATTGCATTGATGAACACATTGGTGAGGTTGGCCGCGCTTTCAGCGCCCATCACATATTCAAGGTAGATGGACGCGCTGTTGTGGTCCGAGAGTTCATAGGACCACACTCGGTCAGCCGCGATGCGGGACAGATTGGCAGGCTTGTTCTTATAGAACTTGTCATGCTCCATGACCTGCAGGCCACTCTCCTTGCCGCTGCTGTCCTTGAGGTAGTACAGCACTCACAGTGATGCATCGACCTGCCAGACATGGTTGGGGTGCAGGCTACGCAACTCAACTGCGGGAGTGGCGCGGTTGAGCTGGTCGGGGTGCAAGCCAAAGCTACGCAGAGCGCGGGCCACAGCACTTTCAGACAAAGGCAGGACTTCGCCTGTTGACTGGTCGGTGCGCTCGGCACGCACTTCCCCGTTGGCGCGCAAGATGTCCAGGGCTTGGCCAATGGACATCAGGCGCTTGTTGCTCTTGCGGTGGCTGACCATGAGCAAGGCACTGATGACGACAGCTTCTTCACGGGGCAGACTGACAGCCCCTGCATCGCTGCGCTGTTTACGTTCGGGTTTCACGGTGATCTTGTCCAGGTGACGGTAAAGCGTGGGCAGGCTGATGCTCAGCTCTTGGCAAGCCGCCCTGTAGACGGCCTGCTTACCGCCTGCGGGTGCGGCTGCTGCCTGAGCAGCCACCTGCACAAGGCGCTGGGTGAGCGTTGCACTGAGGCTCATGACCCGTCCTCAAGCCTCGACTGCTTCGCCGCCGCCAGCCCAGGCTTGGGTGTCTGCTGCCAGTTCGCGTTCGGCTGCGCTGGCAATGTCTGGCAAGCCAAACTCTTCGCGCAGTGCATTGATTTCGGCTTGCAGCTCGCCTAGCAGGCCAGCGGCAAAGGCCGTCTGAGAGGTGCCCTGGGGCAATTCACGCAGCTTGATCAGGGCTTGACGGACGCCACCCTGAATGGCACCCACCGCATCGTTGGCAATACGGGTTGCGGCGGTCTTGAGATCAGCCAGAGCTTCATCAGGTGCCATCTGCGCGATACGCTGCTTCTCACGCTCCAGCTTGTCGATCTGCTTGTTCTTGTTCTCAAGCAGCTTGTCGCTGGCGTCTTTTTCTGCTTTGGCTTCACGCAGGCGAGTGCGCAGTTCACTGGCGCTCAGACGGTCGATATCGTCCATTTCAGCCAGGTTTTCCAGCACATCATCGTCGTGGGTGACCAGCTCCAGGAAGGCACTGGCCGATTTCACTTGGTTGCCCAAAGCGGCCAAATTGGCCGATTTAGCTGTTTTCAACGCTGCTTGCATAAAGCGGCGAGCGGTGCGATCACTGAAGCCCAACATTTCAACGCGCTGGGTGAACTCACCATGGGGCGTCAGCTCCTTGAGAACGAGCAATCGCTTGCCTGTCTCCAGCACGGCTTCTACTGTGCGACGCTGGTAGAAGCGGATTTCATCTTCCAAGGCACCCACGGTGACGGCGCCTGAATAACCAACTTGCTTGGCGATGGTCATCGCTTGTTCATTGGCTTCAATGGTCATGACGGCCAACTGATTGGCGGCATTGAACTCCTCGGCGATCACCACTTCGTTGGCGGGCACTTCCTTGCTTTCGGGTGCGGGGGTGGTGTTACGGGCCATGTTGTTGTTTTCCTTTCGGGGTTGCGTTGAAATCAGTTGAGAGGGACGGCGTAGCGTTGGGTCAGGTCATCCAGCTGGCGCTTGGCCTGGTTGAGATTGGTGCTGACGGTGATTGCGATGCGCACAAACTGCACACCCAGGCGCCAGCGGTTGGTGCCTTGCACCAGCTCCACAAAGCCGTCCTCGGCCAATGCGGGCAGATTGAGGGAGACCCAGCTGGGTGATACGTCGATGCCTTTGGCAATCTCGCCAGGGCTCAGGCCCAGCAGTTCATGACCGGCCAACAGGCGATACAAGGCATTTGCTTTGCGGATGGAGCCCGCCAGGGCTTTGCTGCTGTTGCTCATGCTTCAAAGTCCAGCTCAGGGGTCGCGTGCTGGACCACGTTGGTGTGGTGCCAGGCGGCAGCCTCTAAATGGCGCTGTAGTGCGGCCAGCGTGTCTTGGGCTGTGGCCTTGCCCTGGTGAAATTCGCCCAGCAGCCGAAGCGCCTCGGCAAAGCCGGTGTGGAACTCAACCAGGTCAGTGGCCGCTGCCTTGCGGCCCTTGGGGCGGTCAATGACCAGCTTGCCCGCGTTGGTAGCCAGCCAAGTGCTGACAAAGTTGTTGCCGCAAGCCATCTCCAGCGTAGGTATGAGGATGGCTGGCAAGCGGCCCGTGGAAAGGTACTTGTAGTGGCTGTCCAGCGAGATGCCCATGCGGTCTGCGATACGACTCTGGGACAGGTTGGCTTCCTTGTCCATGGCGTATTCAGTGCAGCCGCGAAGAGCATCGGTCAGGCTGTTAAAGCGCTCTTTTTTCCAGTTGCGGCGCATCACAGAGCTCCTGTCTGCGGCATTTCCAGAGGCCGCGATGTTTTGGAAGAAGTGGGTCGGCAGGGGCATCCAAACAAATAGCCCTCTGGAAACAGTGAAAAACACCGATGCGCTGGCAAAGTTGAGCCATCGATCACAGGGCACGGGAGGTGCAACATGGAATCAGCAGGCTTGGATGAATTGGCAGGACGCATTGATGGCGTGGCGCAGGCCGTGCTCAGGCTGACGGCACAGCTAGAGATGGATGGCTTCATGCTTGGCCCTCGACTAACGCAGGCCTGGCGTGAGGCAAGACCTGAGCACTTGGCGCTGGGCGTTCAGTTGCAGGCATCACGCAAGGTGCTGCTGCAGATGGCAGAGCAACTAGACGCAGCGCGTGATAACCGTCAGGCGTACCAATGAGTGGCACATTCACGGGAAAACCATGTGTGTCAATTTGGACGGTTTGAGAGCCCGTCAAATTTGTTACATTGATGGCCGGAGTAGGCATGGCTGGCCTCAAGCTGCGGCGCTCAGGTTGAACGCGGTCACATTGGCGGGGCGGGAAACCATACCGTCCTTGAGCTTCAGCTCAACGGCGATGTTGTGGCTTTCACCACGCAGGCATTTGCGCTTGGGGTTGCGCTCATCGTCATTGATGATGTCGCTGACCAAAACGGGGCTATAGCCACGTTGACGGGCCCAGCCAGTGATAGACCAGCCACGGCTGGCGAATTCTTCACGGATCTGGGCTCTGGTTTTGAGTGCCATGTCGGGCTCCTAGTTTGTTGGCATCTGTTGGCGCAGATGCCGGTTGCGTTGAACTTGTTGGAACGAATTATGGTTCAAATATTTGAACCATGCAATGACTTATGGTGCGAATATTTTTATGAGCTTGCATGAGCGCTTTAAAGCCGAGCGTGAGCGCCTAGGTCTCACACAGCCTCAAATCGCCGTGCTCACCTCGGTAGGTAAGACCACTGTGATTAATTGGGAGAAGGGAGCTTCATCTCCCACGGCTGTCCAGTTGGAGGTACTTGCAAAGCTTGGTATGGATGCGCTCTACGTTGTGACAGGCAATTACGCCGGGGGAGTCCCCCCTGCACCGTCACTTAAGGACGATGAGCGACTGCTGCTGGATTACTACCGTGAGGCTCAACCTGCAGTGCGTAAGGCTGCGATGGCAGCATTGCTGTCCGGGCAGGCAGGTGGTATGGGTGCTTCGATGAACATGTCCAACTTAGGCGATGGAAATGTGCAGATCGGCTCTATAGGCGGCAGCTACTCGGCTGTACCGCCAAAGCCTTCGCTCCGCAAAAAAACGAAATAGGCCCAATTGAGATGGAGGCGCGGTGAAGTTGAAGGAGATGATGCAGTGGCTGCTCAAGCTGCTGCCGCAACAGAAGATGCAGGAGAACGGCAACGGTAGTCTCCAGGCTGGTCGTGTGGAAGGTGATCTGCATCACAGCCACACTCAAGCGGTCTACAACATTTTTATGATGGCTCCAGAGCCTGCAAAGGCTCCTGCGCCAGCGCCAATTCGGACAAATGAGAAACTACCTGCAGATGGGTGGCAGGAGGTTTTCCGAATGATTCGCAACTTGCCTCAGAGCAAAGGCGAATCAGTATTCAGATTCATGGAGCGAAAGTTCCATACCCGCATGGTGCGTGAACTCAGACCTGATCAACTGCAGGAAGTACGCTTGTATGCCGCCAAGATCGCACGAAACATGGCGGCGAGCTCCAGAAGGCCTGCGCCATGAGGTGGATAGATAAGGGCCATGAATACTCAAGATGACTTGCGGCATCAAGCATTTCTCAGGATTGGGGGTACCGATTTTCCAGACCATCTGGATGCATATCTGAAGCTTTGGCCTTCTACAGAACGTCATATGGCTGGTGATCTGAGCAAGAGGATTGTTCAGCGCGAATACCAGGATTTTTTCAAACAGCACCGCCCACCTTGGCCTCGATATCAGGCATACATCCAATACTGGGACTTTGCAGATCCAGACAGTTCTGACGATGATGACCCGCCTGGCGTTGTCTGTGCCGAACAGCCTTGGGAACTGCTACTGCATCGTGTCCTATCAGCCAGCTACATGGCTGAGCGCCAGGCAAGATATCTGATTGATGCGGATTACGCCCCATGGTGGAGGCTCGTAGTGGTTGCCGATGGTCGCGTTTATCCAGAGTGCCTGGCCGCTTCAACGGCATTGCATAGGTATGACTCCGATTTTTGGCGCAAGCGTGAATTGCCATGCGAACGACTTTTCTGTAACTGTCGTATTCAAGCGCTCACAGAGCACGATGCTAGTGAATTTCAATCGAATAAAGGGAGGCAAGCGTGAGAAGAGCACTAATCAAAACCTCTGTCGGCGTAGCCATTGCTACTGCATTGGCCGGTTGTGGGTCCGCCGATGAGAACTTCAAATGGACCGCTGAAAAGAACATTGCGCGAAAGCTAAAGGACCCTGATTCAGCAAAATTTGGAAAGACATTCATCGTTCGCAAACCGGCTAATGAACTCGGCATTTCCGAGGTGGTTGCATGCGGAACTATCGACGGGAAAAACAGCTTTGGAGCTTATACAGGCGGCGTTCGCTTTGTGGTCAGAGGTCTGCAGGGTGGTGACCTACTCGACATCTCCATCATGGAACTGGATGACCCCACAGAAAGCAAACCTACGACTTTTGAGAAGGTTTACTGGAACGCCTACTGCTTTAAGTAATTGCAGATTAATCAGGGAGACCAACTGCATGAGTGACGTTGTATGGGTTGCGCTTATCAGTGCCAGTGGCGTAATCGTTGCTTCTCTTATGACGCAGCTATTGGTGATGCGAAACACCGCAAAGCAGGCTGAGCGGGCAATCCAACAGGAGGCACTGCAATGGCAGCGAAACGAGACCATCAGATTGCAGAAGGAGGCCGAGAAAAACCTCCAGGATTTCTGGCGAGCGATTGTTGAAACTCAAGATCGCCTACTTGACGGCATAAATTCCAAGCCTAAGTTGGACAAGTTTTCTGAGGGGGCAATATCGACTGCTGCGACGCGGGCATATGCCATCGCGCTGGTGATGATCCCAAACTTGCGAGCGATTGCGCACGATTACTGCGTGGCTTGCGCAACGGTAGATACAGCAATTCACGATGACAAGAAGCACGACGCTGGAAAGTTGGTTCCTGAATGGCGCAAAGCCTTCGACCTGGTAGAAGCAGCAGTAATCCAAGAGGCGAATCTTCTCAGGCGAAGAAGCACTGAAGATTTGACGCCTATCCCCAATAAGTAAAGCGCTTTACTCAACTCAAAGTCGACCTGCGCGGCATCCTGCCGTGCATGACTTACCCAACCACGGCCAGCAAGAGCCCTCCCAGCGCAAGGGGGGCTTATGGCGATTGATAGCGCTCGAATTGGAATCGTTGCCCTGGTGCTGTCTGCCACCGGGTTGACCTACATAGCCCAGCGCGAGGGCTATGTCGAAAAAGCCTACCCAGACCCCGTGCATGGCACCAAGGTGCCCACGGTGGGCTTTGGCACGACCCAGGGTGTGAAGATGGGCGACACCATGGCGCCGGTGCGTGCCCTGGTGCGCTTGCGTGCCGATGCCTCGGAATACGAACTGGCCGTGAAACGCTGCCTGGCCGTGCCCATGCATCAGCGCGAGTTTGATGCCTTTGTGGGCCTGGCCTACAACACAGGGGCGGCCGCTGTGTGCTGGAACAACGAACGCAATGGGCCCAGCACGATTGCCCGCCGTCTGCAGGCCGGCGACTACTCAGGTGCCTGTGAGGCCATCTTGCTCTATGACCGCGCTGGGCCGGTCAACAAACCCCAGGACCGCTGCAGCCATCCAGACAACCGCACTTGCCGGGGCGTTTGGACGGACCGCAAGGCTCTGCGCGCGATGTGCCTTGGGGAGCCCATGCCATGAAATTCCCCTGCAACTGCATCGTTGCTGCTCTGGTGGCACGGGTACTGCACCCAGCTCAAACACGCATTTCCTTCGTGCGCACGCGCACTGGCCGCTGGCATTGCATCTGGGTGCGCGCTGGCCTCCGTTATGAGTTCTACGCACCAGGTCGCAGCAAGCTGCCGTACTGGCGCAACCTGGTCTATTTAGGCTGCGTGCGGCAGATCGGGGGCACGTCATGAAAGCCGTGCTCATTGTGATTGCAACGCTTGCCGCAGTGCTTGGCCTGCGTGCCTGGAATGGCCATCTAGTCGCCCAAGGCGACGCTCAGGGTGCCGCACGCGTGCAGCAGGCCTGGGACCAGGTCGAAGAAAAACGCAAGGTCACGGAGTCCCAGCAACGCGCAAAGGCCGAACTCGCGCAGCGCGAGACCGAGACGGCCAAACAAAAGGAAACCGAAAGGATCTCCCATGAACAAGCCCAACGTGAGCAGGCTGCGCGCACTGCTTTGGACACTGCCGCTGCTCGCAATCGCAGCCTGCTCACCACTATCGCCCAGCTCAACGCCAACGCAGCCGCTGCAAAGCTGTCCGGCACCGGCCCGCAATCCTGCTCCGCCAGCGACATTGATGGAGCTACCGCCGCCCGCACAGCACTCGGAGAGTGCAGCAGCCGATACACAGCGCTGGGAGGCGTTGCTGACCGGCTCTCAGGTCAAGTGACCGGCCTGCAGGACTATGTGCGCTCGGTCACCAAGCAAGGCCAGGCAGGAGGCACTGATGGTTTTTGAGATGACGCTGACCAATGTGCTGACGGTCATGAGCCTGTTTTGCATGGCCATGTGGGCGATCTTGAAAGCCATTGCGGTGCAGGCGCAGAAGCGCTCGGACGAGAAGTTTGACCAGTTGCAAAAGTCACTGATTGACCTGACCAGAGCTGTCAGCAAGGAGTCTGAACAGATCCGCTCTCTTGAGCTCTCGCAGTTGCGGTTCCAGGCCGAGGTGGCCAGGGACTATGTGCGCCGGGATGACTTTGTCCAAGTGATCGCCACGATCAATACCCGTATCGATAACTTTGCGCTGCGCATTGAGGCCGCAGTGCGCAATCTCCCCGGAGGGAAAAACCAATGAACTATCAGCCAGCCATTCTGAAGGCTCGCCGTGAAGCCATTCGCTGGCACCTGCTGTCGGCCATCAATGTGTCGCGTCCCGTGGGTATCTATACCGAGGCATTGCTGCCCATCATCCAGTCGGTGTATCCCGATGCCACGCACCAAGAGGTGCGCCGCGAGCTGGACTATCTGGAAGAGCGCGAGCTGTGCAAGATCCAACGCGACCCCATCGACCGCTGGTTTGTGGAACTGAACCGCTGCGGCATCGACTACGTGGAATACACCATCGACGCGCAGCCAGGCATTGCTCGCCCCACGATCACGCAGGGCTGACCTATGCCACCCCGTAGCAAAGTGCACTCTCTTCCGGCTGAACTCAAGGAGTGGCTGGATAACGAGCTGATGGCCCGTGGCTTCAGCGACTACGAGCAACTGGCTGCGGACCTGAAGGCCCGCGGCGCCGATGTGTCTCGCTCGTCCCTGCAGCGCTATGGTTCGCCCTTCGAGAAAAAACTGGCCCAGTTGAAGCTGGCCGGCGAGCAGGCCCGAGCCTTGGTGGATGCCACACCCGATGAGGAAGACAAGCTCGGTGCGGCCGTCATTCGCATGACCCAGGAGAAGATTTTCAACTTGCTGATGGAGCTGGACATCAACCCGGAGGAAGTGGATGTCAACAAGCTCTTCAAGAATGCGGCCGAGATCGGCAAAGCCAGTGTGTCGCAGAAGCGCTTCAGCATGGAAGCGCGTGCGGCCATCAAGGAAGAGGCCCGCCGTGAGCTGCTGGAGGAGCAGAAGGCCCAACTGGATGCCCTGGGCAACAAGGGTGGCGTGACACCCGAGACACGCCTGGCCATCCGCGAAGCATTGGGGATTCGGTGATGAGCCTGCTCAAACCTGTTCCCTCTGCTGAGCTGGGCACCAAGTACACCCATTACGGCTGGTTTCTTGGCCTGGTGCCGGTGTACCTGGCTGATGTTGACTCTGATGCACCTGTGGTGGTGGAGCGCAATTGGGTCCCTGAGTGGTACTCCTGGGCAGTTGAAGCGCTATTCGGGCTTTTCTGCTGGGTGGCATCGGTGGTGATTCCAAATTTTGAGCCGATGTTTTCGATGCTGGTGACTGGGGAGATCAAGAAATGATTCTCAAGGGCCGCGCCAAATGCATCCCCAATGATCGGGACGCCATCTTTCTACCCTTTCAGTCGCGTTGGATCAAGGATGAATCCCGCTTGAAGCTGATGGAGAAGTCTCGCCAGATTGGCATCAGTTGGTCCACGGCCTATGCGGCCGATGAACGGGCTGCAGCTGCAGGTGCTCGGCACGATGAATGGGTCAGCAGCCGTGACGACATCCAGGCACGCCTGTTCATTGAGGATTGCAAGCTGTGGGCCGGCATCATGAATATGGCCGCCAGGGACCTGGGCGAGGTGGTGCTGGATGCTGAGAAGAAGCTCAGCGCCTATGTGCTGCAGTTCGCCAGTGGGCGCCGTATTCACAGCATGTCCAGCAACCCAGATGCCCAGGCCGGCAAGCGCGGCAGCCGTATCCTGGACGAGTTCGCGTTGCATGCTGATCAGCGCAAGCTGTGGGCCATTGCCTATCCCGGTATCACTTGGGGCGGCAATATGGAGCTGATCAGCACTCATCGGGGCTCGCACAGCTTTTTTAACTCTCTGGTGCGCGAAGCCCGCCATGGCGGCAACCCCAAGCGTATCAGCCTGCATCGGGTCACCCTGCAGGATGCGCTGGAGCAAGGCTTTTTGTTCAAGCTGCAGCAGTCTCTACCTGCAGACGCCGAGCAGCAGGCCATGGACGAAGCCGATTACTTCGATTTCGTGAAGAACGGCGCGGCCGACGCTGAATCGTTTGACCAGGAATACATGTGCATTCCGGCCGACGATGACAGCAAGTTCCTGGAATACGGCCTGATCACGGCCTGCGAGTACCTGGGCGGCACGGACTGGAAGCGCGGTCTGCAGGGACCATTCCAGGGCCGTTTGTTCTGCGGCGTCGATATCGGGCGCAAAAAGGACTTGACCGTGCTGTGGGTGGTCGAGCAGCTGGGCGATGTGTTCTACACGCGCCATGTCGAGACCATGGAGAAGATGCGCAAGAGCGACCAGGAGAAGATCCTGTGGCCATGGTTCGCTATCTGCGACCGTGTCTGTATCGACTCCACTGGTCTAGGTATCGGATGGACTGACGATGCTCAGGACAAGTTTGGCGAGCACCGCATTGAGGGCGTGAGCTTCACCGGCCAGGTCAAAGAAGCACTGGCCTATCCGCTCAAGGGCGCGATGGAGGATCGAAAGATCCGCATACCAGAAGACCCAAAGATCCGGGCCGATCTGCGCAAGGTGCAGAAGGTCACCACCTCAGCAGGAAACATTCGATTCGTGGCGGAAAGCACGCCCGACGGCCACGCCGACCGATTCTGGGCTTTGGCGCTGGCCTTGCAGGCGGGCAATTCACCTGCAGCGCCTTTTGAATACACCAGCAGTGGTCCGCTGGCGGGCACTCAAGAAATGAACGGATTTATGTATGGTTAAACGTATCGGTCGCAGGGGATCCCGCCCAACACCTGACGTGAACAACTATGTGACACGGCAGGAGCTGGAAACTGAGATCGCCAACCGTCTGGTGGACCCTTTTGAGTCTAGTTACCTTGGTGTTCTGCGCACCAATGACCCGCTGCTGCTGGAACGTGGCCAGGGCAGTATCGAGATTTACCGCGACCTGAAGCGTGACGGCAAGGTGTTCTCTTCCCTGCAAAAGCGCCAGTTGGCTCTGGTTGGCTATGACTGGACCGTGACGCCCATTACATCGTCCACCAAGGCCGATGATGATGCCCGCACGATGCACGACATTCTGGATGGCTGCGGCTTTGACAATCTTTGCAAGCAGCTGATGGATGCGTTGCTCACCGGCATGGAGGTCTGCGAGATCATGTGGACCGTGTCGGATGGCATGTGGGTGCCCAAGCGCTTTGCGCAGCGGGCTCAACGGCGCTTTACCTACATTCAGGACACAGCCGAGCGCCCCCCAGAGCTGCGGATGCTGACGCGGGAAGACATGCTGCGCGGCCGTGCTCTCCCAGAGCGCAAATTCATCGTGCATCGGGTCAATCCGCAAGACGACAACCCTTACGGCATGGGGTTGGGTCTGCAGACTTACTGGCCGGTGTTTTTCAAACGAGCCGGTATCGTGGCCTGGAACAAGCGCTTGGCGCGTTCGGGCTCTCCTGTGCCATGGGGCAAATACCCGAACAATGCAGGGCCCGCTGATAAAGGCACGCTGTTCTCTGCCTTGCGAGCTTTGAGCAGCGATGGCGTGTTGATGACGCCCCAAGGGATGGACATCACACTGCTTGAGTCAAAGATGGCATCCAGTGGCAGCATCAGCTCAGAACGTGAGCTGGCCGAATACATGGACGACTGGATTGCGGCTGTCTGGACCGGCGAGTCCCCACGCGGCAAGGCCGGTGGTGCAGTGGCCGCTGCAGCAAAGGAGCGTGAGTCGGTGCGCCTGGGCCTGACCAAGGGCGACAGCGATCTGCTGACAGAAACGCTGAAGGAGCAGCTGCTCGACCACATCTGCTACTTCAACGGCCTGGAGCCCTGCAAGGTATATCGCCAGATCAAGGCCGATGAAGATACCAAGGCGCAGTCGGAAACCGACAAGAACGTGGCGGACCTGGGCTTTGAGGCATCGGAGGCTTACATCCAGGAGCGCTATGGCGACGGCTGGACCAAGAAGCAAGGCGCGCCAGCCGCAGATCCGGCTACGCCCAATGCCGGTCCTGCAAGCCCCACCTTTGCCGAAGCAAGCGGCGTTCAAGGCCAGGATGCCATCGACCAGGCGCTGGCATCCATTGGCGATGCCGAGCTGCAGGATGCCATGCGCGGCCTGCTGGAGCCGTTGTTTGAAGCCATTGAGGCGACGGATAACTTTGAGGATGCCCTGGCCGTGGTGCAGAAGGCCTTTCCGAAGATGGACAGCGCGAAGCTGCAATCTCTGGTCGCCTCGGCGATCTTTGGCGGCCAGGCCTACGGCCGAGCCGTCGAGGCATAGGGGACGCCATGGCGACCATTGCTGCCAATCTGAAACTTCAGCCGGCCGAGGCAACGGAGTACTTCCGCGCCAAGGGGCTGCAGGTGACCTGGTCCTGGACGGATATGACGCGCGAGGCGCATGCCGCGAAATTCACGGTGGCCAAGGCCACGACGCTGGATGTCCTGTCTGCGATTCACTCTGAGATCGAGAAGTCCGTTAGCGAAGGCCAGTCCTTCGAGGCCTTCAAAAAGGCTCTGCGCCCAAGGCTGCAGGATCTGGGCTGGTGGGGGCGCCAGGAGGTACTGGACGGTGAGACCGGCGAGCTGACCACGGTCCAACTCGGCAGCAACCGGCGGCTGCGCACCATCTTCCAGACCAACGTGCAGACCGCCTATATGGCCGGCCGCTACAAGCGATATCTGGCCGATGTGGAAAACCGGCCGTACTGGCGCTATGTGGCCATCCTGGACGGCCGCACGCGGCCGGCCCATCGCGCACTACATGGCAAGGTGTGGCGCTGGGACGATCCGATATGGCAGGTGATCTGGCCGCCCAACGGCTGGGGATGCCGGTGCCGCGTCCAGGCGATGACAGAAGCCGAGTTCCAGGCGCTGGGCGTGCCGCTTGAAGATGGCAGCGAGGCAATCAGCACGATCCGAGTGCCGGTCAATAAGGACGGCGACACGATGGACGTGCAAGTTGTTCGTTACATCGACGAACGTGGCCAGCCACGCACGTTTCGGCCAGATCCGGGCTGGGACTACAACCCAGGCGTGGCATCTCAGGCCAACCTGGACCGCGTCATGGCCGGGAAGCTGGAACAGGCAGCGCCTGCCATCAGCCAGGCTGCAGTGCGTGATATGGCGGGCCAGCCACAGTTTGGTCAATGGTTGCAGGCCCCCACGGGTGCCTGGCCGCTTGTGTCTGTTCCACCTGCAGATGCTGAGTCCATTGGGGCTGCCTCACGTATTGGCACATTGGCCAGCGCCGTGGTGCGGGCTGCAGGATCTACCTCTGTTGACTATGCGGGTGCGCAGCTGGTGATCGAGCAAGGCATTCTGGTGCGCAGCGCCGGCCAGTTGATCTACGTGTTGCGCCAGGGTGAGACGGTTTCGGTTGTTCGGGCCCAGGCTTCTGGCGAAAACCTGGCAGTGGTCAGCGTGGAGAGGCTCACCTTGGAGCAGGCCATGGCCGACGCCGATATCGCTGCAGCGCTATGAGCGGCCTAATCGACATCGTCATTGATATCGGCGATGCCGTTCGCCGGCTGGATCGAGCTGCTGCGGTCCTGGACAGCCCGACTGACCTTTACCGGGGTATCGCGCAGAGCCTGGAGAGTGTGACGGAGGGCAACTTTGAGGCCCAAGGACGGCCCCATTGGGCCCCGCTGGCCAAGTCCACTATTCAGGAGCGCACGCGCCGTAATAAGGGCAGCTCCACGCTGATGATGCTGCAGGACAGCGGCATTTTGGCCGCCAGCGTCACGTCCGATTTTGGCGCCGACTTTGCCTTGATTGCAGCTGGCGGCGCGGCCTCAGACTATGCGGCCATCCAGCAGTTTGGTGGCGAGATCAAGCGGGCGGCCTATTCGACCAAGGTGCGGCTGCGCACGGATGCCAAGGGCAATCTGCTGCGCCAGGCCGGAAATCCCAACTTGGCAGTCTTTGCCCGAGATAGCCACAAGCGGGCGCGGGAGAGTTGGCATGAGGTCGGCGAGTTCACCATCAAGATCCCAGCTCGACCGTATCTACCTTTCAGCGGGCCGCCCGAGGCTCCTATACTGCAACCCGAGGCCGAGACCTCAATCATGGATGTGGTTGACCGATTTTTAAGAGGTGCGTTCGGTCAGTGA